TCGCAACAAATCCGACTGTCTTTACCTAAGTCGCCACTAGCGCGCAAGTTATGATCGCACCAGCGGAAAAATATCAGCAGGGACCGACCAAGCAGGCGGCGTGGAGCCGTCGCAAGGAGTCAGAATCGGCTGATATTGGCGAGATCCCAGCGGTCGTCAATCCTGATCGGAAAGCGTCCTGCAAAACCGATCTTCTGCTATTCCTCACGACCTACTTTCCAAACTCCACAGGCCTGCGTCCGTTCTCTGAGGACCACAAGCGGGTGATCGGTCGTATTCAGTCATGTATCCTCACCGGCGGGCGTTATGGCAACGTCGTTTACCGTGGATTCGCGAAGACGACCATTACCGAAAACTCTGCTCTGTGGGCTGTGCTGTACGGGCATCGCAAGTTTGTTCCGATCTTCGGGGCGACCGATGACGCGGCGAAGGGGAATCTCGAGTCGATCAAGCGTGAGTTGCAGGAAAACGATCTGCTCTGCGAGGACTTCCCTGAGGTGTGCCATGCGATTGCAGCCCTGGAGGGGAAGGTGCAACGGTGTGCCTCTCAGACGCACGGAGGGAACCCGACGTTCATTCAGTGGACGGCGGACAAGATCGTCCTGCCAACCATCGCAGGAAGCGTCTGTAGCGGCTCTATCGTCGCTGCTCACGGCCTGACGGCTGCTGGGCGAGGGATGAAGCATAAGCGGCCAGACGGCACGCAACAGCGTCCTGACTTCGTTCTGATCGATGACCCTCAGACTGACGAATCCGCGAACTCTGAGACGCAGATCGTCAAGCGGCGAAACATTATCGCGAAGTCAATCCTCAAGATGGCGGGCCATCGGACATCGCTGGCGTGCGTGGTCAATGGCACAGTGATTGCCGAGAACGACCTGATGGACGAGTTGCTGGACCAGAAGAAATCCCCGGCGTGGCAGTCGGAACGGATTTCGATGGTCAAGAGCTGGTCCAAGGCACATGACACGCTCTGGCTGGAGCAATACGCCAAGATCCGGAACGAGTTTGACCCCGGCGAGATCAACGGGCAACGTGAGGCACACAGACGGGCGAATCAGTTCTACCTCGATAACCGAGCGGCGATGGACGAAGGCTGCGTGGTCTCCTGGGAGTGGTGCTACATCGAAGGCGACCCCAGCGACACGCACTCCGTTCCGGAACTGTCTTCGATCCAGCACGCCTATAACATGCTGATTGACGACGGGGAGGATGTGTTCGCGTCCGAGTGCCAGAACCAGCCATTGCCCAAAGTTTCGACGCAGGCAGACGAACTGAAGGCCAGTTTCATTGCTGAGAAATTCAACCGGATCGACGTAGGCACGGCTCCGGCAACCTGCCAGCACGTCACTGCGATGATCGACGTGCAGCAGAAACTTCTGTTCTGGTCTGTGGTCGCGTGGGATCAGAACTTCTCAGGCTATGTGCTGGATTACGGGGCATGGCCTGACCCTGGTAAATCGTGGTTTACGCTGAAGGATGCCAAGAAAACCCTGCAATCGGTCTACAAGTCGGGGGGGCTGCAGGCGGCTCTATATGCAGGATTGGAGGGGCTAACGGCTCATATTCTGGGCAGGGAGTGGAGGTGTGATGACGGATCTGTCAGGCGTGTCGGAAAGTGCCTGATTGACGCGAACTGGGGCGAATCGACGGACACGGTTTATCAGTTCTGCCGTCAAAGCCCGTTCGCTGCGGTACTGCTGCCGTCTCATGGGAAGTTTTACGGGGCATCGACAACACCGATCAGCCAGTACCAGCACAAGCCGGGAGAACTCAAGGGAAACGGTTGGCTTGTGACCGGGAAGGCGAAACGCGGCATCAGGTACACGGTTTACGACACGAATCTCTGGAAGTCATTCCTGCATGAACGCCTGAGGACTCCGATGGGGGACCGCGGATGCCTGTCTCTGAACGGGAAGGAACCGCATCGGCTCTTGGCGTCTCACCTGACATCGGAATATCGAGTGCGAGTGGAGGCGAAAAACAGGGTTGTGGACGAGTGGAAGCTGAGACCCGACAGACCCGATAACCACTGGCTCGATACGCTCACGGGCTGCTGTGTCGGCGCGTCGATGCTGGGGTGTCAGGTGTTGAAAGCAGAGCCGATCAAGGTACGTCAGAAGCGGAAATCTATCGAGTACATCTGAAAGGAAGGCTATGGCCGTGGCAGAGAAGATGGGAAAGAAAACTCGGAAAGAGTCTGTTGTGGTGGAGGCTTCAAACACTTGCTGCCCTAACTGCAAATCTCTCCGGCGGAGCGACTATTACGGCGTCGTGCGGAATGAGATCCCCGGAATCACAGAGCAGGGATCCCCGTTCACGCATGTCGTCTGGAAACGGTGTGATTGTCTCGACTGCGGACAGGTGCGGATCGAAAAGCACAAAGAGAATAACCCGGCATAATCTCTTCTTCGTATGGCGAAGAAGTCGCTGCAATTTTGATCTGCAATTCTCGCTCATGCCGCAAAATAAAGGCATGACGACACCAGACGAAGACATCAAGGCGAAGCTGGAAGAGACGCTGGCTGCAAATGCGGGCGTTTCCTCTGTCGAAGTGGATGGGCAGAAGATCCAATTCGACACCGATGCGCTCGCCAAGCGTGACGCTCTCGCTCGCCGGATCGCCTCTCAGACGGCATCTCGCCCCCGATTCTCTCAAATCTACCTGGGAGGCGGGCCGTGATCGACTACATGCAGGCCCATTCCGGGGTCAAACAGAGCCGTTTTGGCTATGACGCGGTCGAGGATAAGGGCAAACGAAAGGCCCCTACGGGCGTTTTACGCAACGAAGATACCGAGTTGATGCCGAATCAGCGGCGCAAGTTGGTCTCTGGTGCCCGCGACATCAACAGAAACTTCGCTATTGCGGCCTGGATGATCCGAAAACACCTGGATTACGTTTCGACGTTCTCTCTGCAGGTGAAATCGGAAAACGCTGCTCTTGCAGAGACGATTGAGCGGAAAATGGCTCAATGGTCACGACCTGGCAACTGTGAAATCACAGCTCGCCACTCTCTCCGTCGTTTTGTTCGGTTGGCTGAAGCTCGTCGCACCATCGACAACGATTGCGGCATTCTCCGGCTGAAATCGGGACAGATTCAAGCCATTGAAGGGGACCGGATCCGTACTCCTGAAGGTGGGTGGCCTGCGACCGTCAAAATGATCGTCCCTGTCGCACAGGCTCGGCATGGAGTCATCACTGACCCCTACGGCAAGCCGTTGCAATACTCGGTTTGTCGTCGCGCCAGCGGTAGCGACCTGCTTCCAGTGGGTGGTGGCTTCCAGTTTGAGCGATTCGTGCAAGCGAATCACGTGTATCTGCACTCCTACTGGGATCGATTCGACCAGACGCGGGGCGTTTCCCCCATCGCTGCGGCCATTAACTCACTTCGCGACGTCTACGAAGGGTTCGATTATGCCCTTGCGAAGATGAAAGTGGCGCAGTTGTTCGGGATGGTGTTCACGACCAACGCCGAAGAGGGAGTCGGAAACCACTCCGCGACCGACGATAGCACCGAAGATGCACCGAAATATCAAGTCGATTTTGGGCGGGGACCGGTCAAATTAGAGCTTGAACCGGGTGAAGACGCGAAGTTTTTGACCGTAGATTCACCTGGGATTGCCACTCAAGACTTCCTGGAGCTGATGATCGCCGTCTCTCTGAAGGCGCTCGACATCCCCTTCAGTTTCTATAACGAATCATTCACGAATTACAGCGGCTCGCGTCAAGCGTGGATCCAATATGACCAGTCTGCAGAAGAGAAGCGGCAAGACGTTCGCGCTCTGCTCGACTGGATCACCAATTGGAAGCTGTTGCTGTGGTCTCTTGATGGAGAACTGCCCGGTGCGGACCTGACGAAGGTCTCCCTGAACTGGATTCCTCGCGGTGTGCCGTGGATCGACCCTCTCAAGGAAGTGCAAGCCGATCAGGCTGCCGTTGATGGTGTTTTTACCTCGCGTCAGCGGGTTTGCAAGGAGCACGGCTATGACTTCTTCGAGATCGTTGATGAACAGGCGGAAGAAATGGCCTACGCGAAATCGAAGGGCGTCAACCTTGGGGTTTTGAACCCGGTGCATATCGGAACGCCTCAAGACACTCAAAATCAAAACCAGAATGGGGGCCAAGATGCCGAAGCTGCATGAAGCCCTGAAAAACTCGCCGAAAACTCTCCGTTCCCCGGTTTGCCGGGGTCTTTCCGCTGCTGGCAAGGGTCCGGGGGCTACTCTCACCCCCGTTGACCCTGCTGGTGGAGACGAAGGGGCGGGAATCATTCGCGGAATGGCTGTGATTACGCGAGGGGAAGCCCTCGGGCATGGTCTATGGATCGACCAAACCTTCCTGGAGCAGACTGCGGAAGCGATTAACGCCAAGCCTGCAGGCACAAAACAGCGGTTTACGCACCCCGGATTGAGTGGTGATGGGCTTGGGAAGCGCCTCGGAAGGGCTAAAAACGCCTCCGTAGACGGCGATATTGTGCGTGCAGATGGACACATTTCACGCCTCGCACACAAGTCTCCCGAGGGGGATCTGGCCGGTTATGTGCTGGGATTGGCTGAAGACTGCCCTGAAGATTTCGGAAACTCGATTGCTTTCAACCACGACCCGGAAGCCGAGGTGGAATTCGCCTTGGAACACGGTGCGGAGTGGGTGTCTGACGAGATTTATGGGCAAGTGTTGTCATTCGACAACTTCAAAAGCCCGGATCCACTCAATATTGAGAACCTCCCACACTGTCGGCTCGGAGAACTCTGTGCCGTCGATGTGGTTGATGAACCTGCGGCAAATCCTTCGGGCATGTTCCACAAGGGGCAGGAGATTCCCGACGCTGCGGAGAAGGTTTTGGAATTTGCCCTCGGTCTCTCAAAAGAAGTCCCGATGCAAAGCGTGTTTGACATTCATCCCGACCGAGTGACGGGGTTTGTTCAACGCTTCTTGGATCGTCGCGGCTTGGAAATTATCTCGAAGGAGAAAAATAGCATGGCGAAGAAAACAAAGCTGGATGATGCCCCTCAGCCTCCCGTTGACGAGAACGCGACGAGCGAGGTGGTGGAAGATCAAGAACAGGAAAGCGAAGCCCCCGCTGATGCGGACGCTTCTGCATCTGATCCCATTCCCGAAAAGCCCGTGCAGACTCAGGCCAGCGAAGGGCAGTCGGAGGGAAAGCGTTTCCTGTCTGCTTTCGGAGAACGCGGCGCTGTGCTATTCGCCGAAGGCAAGACCTTTGCCGAAGCGCAAGAGATCATTCTTGCGGAGCAGCGGCAAGAAATCGAAAAGCTGAAGGCTGATAAGAAAGCCCTCTCCGAATCTTTGTCTCAGCTTCGCGGAGAGGATCCTGTCAGTCACGTTGACCCCACTCCTGAGAAGGTGAATCCCAAGGCGGAACAGCTTTCTCAGAACCTCGGCAATCGGTTGGGGCGGTTTGCCGCTGGAATCAAGATCCCCTCGGAACGCAACTAACTTTAACAATCCAACAGGGGGCCGGTGTTTCCGCATCGGCCACCGGGCAAGTCGGGAGTAATTAACCCGACGCAACTGCCCGAACAGTTTGCAGCCTTCGGGGGCTGGTGTGGAAACACACGGCCCCCGACTTTTTTGAAAGGCTGTAAACCATGACGATGCCCACGCTTCTCGACATTGCGAAACAAAATGGCTCCGATGCCGTCGCAGGTCTGATCGAAGAAACCTCCAAGGCGTCTCCCGAAATCACGCTGGGCTTTGCCCGCACGATCAAGGGGCTGAATTACAAGACTCTCGTCCGCACGGGACTTCCCACGGTGGGATTCCGGAACGCGAATGAAGGGTATGCGGCCAGCAAGGCGACTTATGAAAATCGCCTCGTTGAAACGTACATCTTCAACCCGCGTTGGGAATGTGACCGGGCTGTTGCTGATCACCACGAAGATGGCGCTGCGGCGTTCATCGCGCTCGAAGCGGCTGCGATCATGGAGGCGGCGTTCCAGGCTCTCGGATCGCAGTTCTACTACGGGACGAGCAGCGATTCCAAGGGCTTCCCCGGCCTCGAAGCAGCCGTTGACACCACCAACATGGTTGTCGATGCCACTGGGACCACGTCCAACACCGGCTCTTCTGTCTGGGCTGTGAAGTTCGGCCCGAAGGACGTGGCTTGGGTCTGGGGTCAGGCCGGACAGCTCTCTATGGAGGATCCGACCATCGAACGGCTGCTTGACGGCAGCAGCAACCCCTACTCGGCCTACTGTCAGGAACTCTTGGCCTATCCCGGCCTGCAGGTTGGTAACACTAGCTGCATCGGGAAGATCAAGAATCTGACGGCGGATTCCGGGAAGGGGCTGACGGACAACCTGATTTACGACCTGTTGTCCAAGTTCCAGGCGGGCGTCAAGCCCGACATGCTGCTGATGAATCGCCGCAGCCTGAAGCAACTCCGTCAAAGCCGGACCGCGACGAACCCGACCGGTTCGCCCGCGCCGATTCCCACGGAGATCGAAGGGATCCCGATTCACCTGACGGACTCCATCGTCTCCACGGAAGCAATTGCCTAATTCTGGCCCGGTACGCCGGGATAACTCACATAAAAACAACCTCTCTGGAGGATTTCAAACATGACTGGTTTTAACAAACGGGACACCAACCTCAAGCAGACGAAGGCATTGCCCAACGGCGCTGCTGCGACGTCTATCGACGGTTTCGATCTGGGTCTGACGACCCGGAGCGATTTCGTTGCCCCTCTCGAACTGTTGCTCACGGCTCCGGCCTTGGCAACGGGCGTGATGGGTGACGGAAAAACGATGATTTACACGGTTGAAACGGATGACAATTCTGGATTTTCCAGCGCCACCAACCTCGGAACGATCCTGACTCAAACGGGTGCCGGTGGGGCTGGCTGTGCTGCTGCGACGGCGCGATGGAAACTTCCGACTAATGTGGAGCGTTATATCCGTGTGAAGGCCACCGGCAGCACGACCGGAAACGCTTCGACGTCTTCGATGACCGTGGAGCTGTTGTTCTAATGAGCATCGCAAGTGCCATTACAAGCGCACTCGACGCACTTCGGATTCGACAATCTGTCGAGATTTCCTACCAGCGGGGAGAGGACACAGCTTCTCTCTCCGCAACGGTAGGGAAAACAGATTGGCCGATGGGCGGTACGAGTAATGTTCAGGTGTCATTTGAAACGCGCGATTATCTGGTGAAGGCCTCCGATTTGGTGTTTGGATCAACACAGTTTCTCCCCAAGAGAGACGACAAGATTCAAGAGTCTATCGGAGGAAAGACATATACCTATCGAGTCTTGGACACTGACGGGATTCCAGCGTATCGGTTTTCGGACGTTAATAAGACTGCAATTCGAATTCACACAAAGATTGCAACGGTGGCTTGATGGCATGTCCGCTAACACAACTTGCGATTGACGCGACGAACGATCTGGCGGCGCACTCGTTCAGCAGGGAAATCAATGTTACGCGGGCACTGGCACCATACTTCAAAACCGAGGAACTTACTGGCGTTGAGGTGGTTGTCCGACCGGCTGAAAAGACAGGTGAAGACTACACCAGATCGACACAGAAAAAGGGGCTAACGATTCAGGTGGCGGTGGTGTCTCGACTCGATTCGTCGGGGAATACAGACACTGATCCGATGCTGGATCTGATGGACGAGATTGAGACGTTTTTTGTGGGTGACGGAGATACTGTTCAGCCGTGGCGAAGCTCGGATGGTCTGGTTGTTTCCAGCTATCAGGTGATTCCGTTCGACGAAGAGGTTTTGTTTTCTCGCAACCAGTTTACCGGGATGCTCTCCCTGACGTTTGACCAATACCAATGACCGGCTTTTTGAGTCTCAAAATCGATGATGTGAAGGGGGCGTTCTTCGACTCGAAGAAGGTCGTGGATGCGGTCTCGAAAGTAGAACGCGCCAACCTGTCTAAGGCCGGTGCTTTCATTCGTCGGTCTGCCATTTTCTCAATTCGGAGCGGGAAAGGATCGTCGAAGCCTGGTCAGCCTCCGAAATCGCACAGCGGGATCCTGAAGCGGTTCCTGTATTTCGCATTCGATTCATCATCTCGTTCGGTTGTGGTCGGGCCTGCACTCACAAATCAGACAATCGCGAATCAGAGAGCCATTGGAAACACAATCCCCGGCGTTCTTGAAAGCGGCGGACAAGAGGCTCTGAGCGAGGTGCAGAGCCCTCGCACAGGGCAGTGGTGGAAACGGAATTCCAAGCTGCGTTTTCAGCAGGACTGGCCGCAACGCACTCGCAGAATCAACGTGGCCGCAAGGCCGTTTATGGCTCCTGCATTGCAGGCAAATATTGCAAAGATTCCTGGGGTCTGGAAAGACTCCGTTCACTGAAAGGGGTTTGAAACATGGGCGTTAAAAAGAGCATTGACGCGAAGCTGTACTACAACTCCGCGAGCTACGACACCCCGACGTGGGTTGAAATCGCGAAACTCCGCGACCTGTCGCGGACTGAGGAATACGACGAAATCGACGTGACGACCCGCGCGAGCGGCGGCGCTTACGAATATGACGTCGGACTCCTGAAGTACGGTCTGGAGTTCGACTACCCCGACACCGGCGACAGCGACACGGTTCTGAAAAAGCTGGTCGATTCTGCTGAAGGCCGCGATCCCATCGAAATCCTTGCTCTGAACGGAGACGAAGGGACCGCCGGGAGCCGTGGTATCCGTGGCACGATGGCGATTTTCAAGAAGTCGCACGACGAAAAGCTGGCCGATGCTCAGGTCTACTCGTTCAGCCTGAAGCCGACGCCTGCTGCGCATCCCATCGAATCCTATACCGCAACCTGATTTCACTGAGGATTTATGTTCACGTTCAAAGACTCGGAAGGCCGCGAATACTCCGCGAAGGTCTGCTGTAGCGCGATTGATCGCGTGAAGGCGGGAGCGGAGTTGGATCTGTTGGATTTGGACTCGCCTGTCATTGAGCAGATGACGACGAATCCCGCGAAGGCCATCGCGGCCCTTTGGTATCTCCTGCCTGAAGATAAGCGGGTGGTTTCATGGGATGAGTTCCGGGACTCATTCGCGGGCGAGGTGCTGGAGAAAGCGACCGACGCCTTCATGGAGGACTGGACAAATTTTTTCCACCGCCCAGTTATCCGGGATGCACTCAAGGCGATGCGGACGAAGTTCGCGGAGTTGATCCAGAGGAGCATGACGAACGCTCTGACCAGAGTGGAAGCGGAGATCGAATCGAAACTTGGCGGGAGTACGCCTACCGCCTCGCCGGTCCCTGCGGAGTAGATCCTGGACCGTTTTCTATCCGAGAGCTGGAGTGGATGAACAAGGGGAAGCGACAGCATGACGGAAACCAGACCGCTCTCATTTCCTTTTGGATTTACGGCATGTTGCGGAGTTCCAAGTCTCCTGCGCGGCCTGTGGCTTATTTTCATCCGGAAGAGATCGGGAAAGCGAAAACAGAAAAGCCGGGCACGGTAGACGATCTGATGGTGTTCATCCCAAAGGACAAGCGTAATGGCGGGAAACGCGGGAGCAGTCAGGGCCGGTAAAGCGGTCGTCGAAATCTGGGCGGACAAGTCTCCTCTTCAGAAGGGACTCAACGACGCCAAGAAATCTCTTTCCTCATGGGGAAAGAGTGTCGGCGTTATTGGCGGGTCGATTGCTGCTGCAGGCGCTGCGATTCGTGCGCCTATTCTGGCTGCAACGGCGGCATTCACTCAATACGGTTCAGAGGTCGGCGACATCGCACAGAGAACTGGCCTTTCAACAGAAGCGGTTGACCGTCTCGGGTTCGCGGCAAGGCAGTCGGGGTCTTCAATCGCTGACGTAGAGACCGGCGTCAAGAAGATGGAGAAGAACCTGGCGGACGCTGCCGGTGGCAACAAGCAGGCCGCAGAGTCGTTCAGAGACCTTGGATTGAGTGTGTCGGAACTGAAAAACCTCAAGCCTGAGGAGCAGTTTGCAGCGATTGCTCGCAAGATTGCCGCATTACCAAACCCCATCGACAGAACACAAAAAGCGATGGACATTTTCGGCAAGAGCGGGACCATGCTTTTGCCTGTGATACAGGATTTTGACGCCCTGCAACAGCGGGCAGATCGGCTTGGGCTGGGCATGTCTTCCAAGGACGCCGCAGCAGCTCACGCTCTGGGTGATGCGTATGAGGATCTGAAAAGCGTTTCCGGAAGTTTGTCTAACTCGATTGGGTCTGTGCTGGCTCCGTCGTTTCAGCAGTGGGTTGAATACGCTGTCAATGCGACGAAGGTGGCACGGGACTGGATTAACGAGAATCGCGGCGCTGTCGTCATGGCGGCGACCGTGGGTTCTGTGCTGCTTGGCGTGGGGACTGTGATCGCTGGCGTCGGTTCTGCTTTCTATGTCGCCTCAATCGCTGTCGGTGGAATCGCGTCAGCCTTCGGGGTTCTGACCGCAGCTCTGGCAGCGACGAAAGTTATGGCCCTCGCCATGTGGGGTGCCTTGTTTACACCGCTAGGGGCGATTGCTGCTGTCGTGGCGCTCGTGGCTGCGAATTGGCTGGTGTTCTCGGGAAATGGGGCCGCCGCAATCCAGTTTCTGAAGGATGCTATTGGCACATTGGCGGCTGATTTTGGGGAGGCATTCGGGGCAATCTCTACGGCGATGGCTGCGGGCGACATCTCGGCTGCGGTCAATGTGCTGTGGGCCACGCTCAAGCTGGAGTGGCAGCGCGGCGTCAATGCCCTGATGGGGTACTGGAACGAGTTCAAATCGCTGTTTCTGTATGCCGTGAACGCCACTTTCTACGGGGCAGTGTCGATCATCAATAATCTCTGGGCGGGCGTGGAGACGATCTTTGTCTCTGTGGTGAATGGCCTATTCAACGCGTGGGGACAGCTCACAGGGTTCCTGCAGAAAACCTGGAATTCAACCATCGGATTTATTCAGGTCGCATGGCTGCGTTTTAAGAATATGTTCGTTGAAGATGTGGATATCGAGGCCAAGGTCAATGCGGTGAACGAAAACACGGCTGCGGCGAATAAGGCTGTGGACGAAGCGACAAAAACCAAGGTCCAGCAGAACAACCAAGGAGCGGAACAGCGGAAGGCGCAGATCGAACGAGACAGGGCCGGGGCAGATGAAGAACTGCGGAAGGCTTTGGCGGAAAAAGACGCCGGAATGACGGAGGCAAACCGCAAAGCGATTGCCGAATCAGAGGCTGCCCTGCAAAAGGCCAAGGACGAATTCAAGGCGTCCGTCGATAAAGCGAACTCGTCAAAGGCGTCAAATCTTTCGACGCCGATTCCTAAGCCTGGAGTGACGACACCAACGCTCGAACAGCAATCTCTCAAGCTGTCCGCATCCGGCACGTTCTCCGCATTCGGTGGGCAGGGGCTTGGCGCTGGGGCGATGGACCGTACAGCCAAGGCGACGGAAGAGACCGCAAAGAACACGAAGGAAATCAAGAAGAAAACAAAGCCCGCTGAAATGGCAAAGGTGGGGTAATGGCGACCTGCGAACAAACACACTCCAGCCCTTCAGGAACGATTGCAGAGCAGTCTACGCACAAGGTCGAGTTCCTAGCGAACGGGTACACGAATCCGATTGCAGCCTGTTACGCGGCGTGGCTTGCGTCCCCGGAGATCATCGGCGGCATGTGGCGGCACCACATGGATTACGAGCCGTACGAGAAGACGGATAACAAATGGACCGTTACCGTCGTCTACAATCGCGAGGGAACGAAGGAGACGGCGGATAACCCGACCGGATCGACTCCCTTTGAGCCTGAGTTGAGTTTCGACACGACCGGCGAGAAGACGAAGATTTTCGCCACGGCTTCTGGGACTTATACCCAGCACAACAACACGACTTTCGGCACCCCGTGGGCACCGAATTTCAACGGCGCAATCGGTGTCAGCGGCAAGAACATCGAGGGTGTCGAGATCACGATTCCTTCCCTGAAGTGGGAAGAGACACATGAGTTTGAATCCAAGGAAATCACCGGCGATTTCGTGAACGCCCTGTTCCTAGCGACCGGCAGAACGAACGAGGATGACTGGCGAATCTTTCAGGCTGGGGAAGTTCTGTTTCTCGGTGCCAAGGGAAAGCGGTCTCGCAACCAGAAAGCTCAGATCACCTTCAGCTTCGCAGCGTCTCCCAATGTCGAAGATGGGACATTCTACGGCATCGAACACATCGACAAGGAAGGCTGGCAATATCTCTGGCCTTATGTGCAGGAATCTGAGGATGAGGATAGCAAGGCGGTGATTCCGACCGTGCTGGCTGTCTACGTTCATACTGTCTACCCAAAAACTGCGTTCGATGACCTGCCGATGCCTGAAGACGCTTTCGAGGTGTACTGATGGTGAATCGGTTCAAGTCTGGGCAGAGTCTTGACGGGGCGCTGACGGCGGCGTTTCTGAACGACCTCTCCACGATGCTGGAGCAGTGGAAGCGGTCGCAGACAGGCTCAATCGTCGGGGCCACACCATCGACCGGAGAGCGGTCACAGACGGTTATACGCGTGAAGAACGTGTCTGGAGACACTGTTCCTCGCTTTGCTGTGCTGGGGCTTGGAGATCCTGTTATAGACCCGTCAGGCGGCGACGCGCAACTACTGAGCTTCAAGAACACGACGGCTCTACAGGGCGACACTCCGGACATTGACGTTCATTGGGGCAAGTTCTGCATCACGCTCGCACCGATCCCTGACGGGATGATCGGGGAGGCGGTTATCTCGGGTGTGATTGTCTGCAAGATATATGTGAACCAGAGCGGGCACCAGTGGGCCGACATCAAGGACGGGGACTCCACGCAGCTCAACTCAGACGACTGCGGAACGTGCAAGATCCTCTGGAAGGAATCAGGAACAGGGACGGGGAAGTGGGCATATGTGCTGGTTGGGGAATCGGCTCTTACTGGGTTCTGTGTGGCGCAGGAGGATGTTGATCCGAATGTGGCTGCGGATTTCAAATTCTCGACTCGCAGCGGCACGGAGTACGGCTCTGTTGTTCAGATGACATGGGCTGCAGGATCTGATGCTGGAACAATCGCGACCGACGCTGTCTGCTTCAGGACAAGGATCGGAGATGAGTGGATTGTCTCGCCCGTGGAGTGCCCGTAATGCCGAACTTTGTGGGATGCAGGTGCTGCCAGACTGATCTGGTGGCGGTGGGTGACACAAATGGAGACGTTCGGCTATTAAAGGCCAAAACCTCCATCATCAGCGGTTCACAGAAATTTTACTACGCGACTGGCAAAACGACACTCGTCAATGTGGCGGTGTTTAATCGCTCGCAGGTCGTGATGATCGACCAGACGAAGCGGTACATCGTCGATGGTACTGGCCTTGTCAGCACAACCACGGACACGACGGGGGGCGGCAGAAACGACCACGCGCACGGCCTGAAGGTGGCGAACAGCAAGATTTACGCTGTCGCCAATCCGCCGTATCGTTGCGACTTCTCAGGAACGGTCGAGCAAACCTACTCGCTGACGTTCGGCACGGCGCAGGACATGACCTTCGTCAATGACATCGCCGTGGATTCTGCGGGCCACCTGTACATCATTGGGCAGGACGTTGGTAACGTGTCCAACCCTCCACAATATGCCCTGCGAAAGTTTGACACTGACGGGTCAAACCTGTGGGACATCGTGAAGGGGGATTACTCAGCACAGACGGCCAACTGCATCGCCATCGACATCGACGAGAATGATAACATCTATACGATTGTCCGCTACCTGCTGTCTGGAACAAATTATCAGTACCTTGAAAAACGGAATTCATCAGGCACAGTTCAATGGTCGGTCAACCTCTCATTCGTGGATACAAAAACCCGATACATGCGATACCGGAACGGAAGCCTCTATGTGCGAGTCGTCAGATCCGGCACAACGAAGATGGAGGTTTACAGCGCCTCAACAGGCAGCCTGACAGATACCTGGACGACCGGAACAACGCTCCTGTCGAATTCGACAGAGTTCGTCATGGCGATTGACGCGGCAGATCCGATCATTGGGAAGACCGACGCAGATGTTGTGAGGCAGGATTTCGCAAACAACGTCCTCAAGTGGGCAAACTCAGATAGCGGCGGAAGCTATATCGCATCTCTGGACATCCGCAGCGTTTAGCCTCTTGCATCCCCGCCAGCCGACTGCTAGCGTTATGGGCAGGAGGTGCGACTATGATTCGCGTTCAATGCGAGGTCTGCAAAAAAGAGAGTGACCTGCCAGACGACTATGCAGGCCGCAAGGTGCAATGTGGCTCATGCGGGTTTAAGTTTAGACTTGCACCATTAGCGAACACTACGACGTTTCACCCAGTCTTTGAGAAGGAAGTCCCAAAGAAGAAAACGGGGTGCCTTCCAGTCGTGTTGCTGGTCATCGGGGTCTATTTCGTCGTCAACAGCTTTTCTGCGGCTGCAATGGGCTTTCCGCCAGAAACTGCGGGCATCAGCATCATTCTCGCGATTGTGTTCGGAATCGCGGCGGCAGCGACGTGGGGCAAGAGGTAACGCCGACTTCGGCAAGGGGGATCAACAAAAAACCCCGCAGTCTGACGACTGGGGGCTGTCCCGTAGATGCTATCTGCCAGGGTAACTGCGCCCGGAGGCCATCCCGGACGGCTCTGTTGCCAGAGTCTTGCAAAACCGGCTAGGGACATTGCTGCCCACAGGGGAGATCCCCACTTTCGCCGGAAGCGCATTATACCACGCCCGGCAGTTTATGTGACCAGGTTTTGCAGAATCCCCCGCTCATCGCCGAAAGGTGTGAGCATTTGTCCGCCCTAGGCGTATTTCAGCACCTGCAATTTCCCCTTGCACAGGTCTAACGCTAATGCGTAATATGGAGGTATGTCAACTGTGCTTACCGACGAACAGGCCAAAACAGCCGTATCAAAGAACCTCACCCGCATTTTGGAGGAGCAAGGGAAAACTCCGTACTGGCTAATGAAGGAACTTGAAGTTTCTGCCGGTACGATTTACCCCATTGTTCGCGGGGAAAAACAGCCTTTAATTGGCTTTGCCTCTCGCATCGCTGAGGCTCTCAACATCAGTATTGACGACTTGATTCAAGAAAAAATTCCGAATCGTCGAAAATAACTGTTGACATAATTCCGCTACTGTGGAATACTGTGCGACGTAATGAATTTTCAGGCTGAAATCTGAATTTCATTGCATGAGACAAATGCACATCTCTGGCCGCTTCTTGGCCTCTGCTGTGCGACGAGATGAATTCGTTCGCGTTGGTTGTCCCCTACGGATTTGGGCGGGGACCAACTGACATTACCACGGCAACAATTCCCCAGTTTTATTTCCGTCATGGATGTTTTGACGCGCATTGACGCGCCTGCACGTTCGGAAAGTCTAAACGAAACGTCTGCGGAGACGTTGCGCACATCACGCCCCCGCTCGTAGCTGGGGTGGTTTCTGCCTCTTCCCGGTTGCCGCGAACTGGAATCTTCCGCGGTGGCCGGGAGGGGCTTTATGGAGATAGTCATGTACGGCTTCATCGGTTCTGTAGTCCTGTTCGCAGCGTCGTGCTGGTGGACGTTTCAGATGTGGAGGGCGGGGAGATGAGTAATCGAAACCGTGCGAAGAATCAGACCCGGGCAAATTGGAAAGCCGAGTCTCACGACTACAAGCGAAAGTTCCGCGATGAGATCGTGTACATCCTTCGCAGGAAGGGGCCGACTTCGATTGCCGAGATCAAGCGGATGTTTGGCGAGAAGAAGCAGGAGTATACGGCAATAGCCGTGAGGATGCTGGTCGGGTCGAATCGGGTGTTCAAGGATGACGCAGGCAAGTACTACGCGGCTGATTCTAACCTGCTGGCGAACCAGTTTCAAAACCCGTTCGTCGGCGCAAGGGAGTTGCTGGTCGATGGCGTGCCATGCGGAAGCCCGACGAATTACGGGGCTGGATCTGAGGGCAAGGTGCGAGTGCTGTGCGCTCGGTATCACAGCGGATTGCCTCTCTGGGTGAAGGGCGATAGCAAGGAATGTGCTGCCCCCAATCCCGGTCAGATGACGCACAGGTGGCCTGCACCTGAGCCGGATTACGAAGACGCGGAGATTTTGTAAACCACATCCGCAAGAAGCGGAGCGGACAAGTTCACGGACGAGTCTGACAAGACGACAGGGGCCACGGAATGGCCCATATTTGAGACAACTTTATGAAACACGACTGCACAGTCACGCTGCCCGCTGACGACTACGGGGTCCGATACTCCGTTCATGTCGAGGGGCACATTGAACCTGGTTCAGACCAGTGGAGACTTCCGAACGGAAATATGGAAGCGGGAACAGGTCCGTCTGTGCTGAAGATCGTTGACGTGATTTTCGCTCGTGCGGAGTGCGACTTGCCTGCTGGCGGTGTTGTACTGCCGATGCGAACGGGCGTGATGAGGTTTGAACTGTGCGACCAGCTTTCGGCGAAGTTGGCGAAGGAGCGTGCGGATGACATCGAAACCGAGTTCCTGAAGCACTGGCAGGAAGTGAACGCAGGCGAGAGGAAGGATTGAGATGTCCAAGTTTCTAATCGCCGCCCTGATCGTCATCGCGCTGGTGTGCGTTGTGTTTGCTGGTGTCACTGAGGAAGAACCAAAGGAGTGAATCGTGCTTGTGATGAGCCGCAAGGAGGGGGAAGAAATTCTCATTGGGAACAATATTCGGATCATGTTGGTGCGAATCGAGGGCGACAAGGTTCGCATCGGCGTTACGGCACCGCATGACGTTGCAGTCCATCGGAAAGAGGTCTACGACAAGATTCAGCAGCAGAAAGGAGGTGCGTCAGATTCGGGTGAGTAATTCGGTATGTCCCCTCTTTCCTGTTCGGGGGTGATTGAACAGGGTTTTCCTCCCCCCTCACCAAAACCGAGAGCAACGACGGAGAAGCGTGATATGCCTGACCTGTTTGACGAGAAGAAGACCGTGGAGGCGACCGTGATAGAGCCGATGGAGGATCGCGAGGAGACGGGGCTGAGTGTGCCTGGAGAGCAGCCGCAACCGCCCCCTGGTCAATCGGGTTCATTGGCCCTGAACGATCTGCGGGCGCGTGCCATGCAGGTTCCCGTGGAGCAGATGAAAGCCGGTCTGGACGAATACTGGGAACGACGAGTGGCGTTCTTCAAGTGGCTGCTGTCGAAGCTGAAGGCGGGGGTTCACTTCGGATATGTGCCCGGATGTGAGCCGCGATTCGACGCCCAAGGCAATCTGGTCATCTCCTATAACAAAAAGAAAGGCAATGGAGAGTGGGAACGAAAGGAGTCAATAGTCAAGCCGGACCAGTGGCAGTCGAAGCCGTCGCTTTACAAGGCCGGTGCCGACTTCATCTCTGATTTGATGGGGCTGCGAGCAGAATACGACGCCGACATTGAGGGCTGGACGCAGATGGGGAAACCGGCAAAGACGGTTGTCTATCGCTGCCGCCTTTATTCGCGGGCGACCGGAGAACTTGTATCTGAGGGCCGTGGATCGCGGTCTGTGGGACAAAAGGGCGGAGACGAGAACAATACCGTCAAGATGGCCCAGAAGTCCGCCAAGGTCGATGCGGTTCTGAACGCCTATGGAATGTCGGACCTGTTCACGCAGGACATGGAAGAAAAGCCAAGAGATCCATATCAGGCACCCGATGCCCGAACCGATTCACCTCCCGCACAGCCTCGCGCGAGACGCCCTAGCGAACAGCGATTTACGGCGATGAAACGTACCTTCGCTGAACACTATCCGAAGTTGAATGAGGTGCAGTTGCAGGCACAGTTCAAAAAGGACGTTGAGGCAATGACCGGGGAGCGGATGGAAAAGCCGCACGAGATCTTCGAGTGGACGCCGGAACTTTTGAGCAAGGCCGTTGACTACATGCAAATGAATTGGAATTCCTAATGAACTCATTCGTCGAATCAAGCGGACTGACAATCGTGGACCGCTCGGAACTTGAGTTGTACGTCGTCTGCCCGCGCCAAGCGGTTCTGATGGCCTCCGGAGAGATCCTGAACGCGTCGGCGGAGATGGACAGCGGGAACGAGGCTCACGACGCCTTGGGCCGCGTCACGGCGGAATACATCGCTTCACAGGGGGCAATGAACCAGCGGGAACTGCAGGAGCTTCTGGAGGCGTATCTGCTGCAATCCCGGCCTGACGTTCAGAGCGACGTCATAGAGTCGATGCAGTTCGCGAAATGGAGTTGGGCCAAGTTCATCACGGATCGGCGCTTTGCAGCGATCCTGAGACACGACGGCGGCGATGGGAAGCGGTCAGGGCAGATTGCCTATGACTTTGACGACCTGGGAATCCGGGCGACTTCCGAGATCGACCTGCTTTATGCCGGACCATCCCCGGAAGTCATCCACGAAATCGATTACAAAACCGGGCACACGTTCTGGTCAATGACCGACGTCGCTGAGTCCTTCCAGTTCCAATTTCACGCCATGCTGCTGTTTGCGGAATACGAACAGGTTCAGGCTGTGGAGATCCGGGTTTGGAACACGCGGCGGAACAACCTGACTTACCCCGTCATCTTCGACCGCAAGAAGCACTTCGACCAGATCCTCTACAAGGTCCGTTCGGCAGCGGAGAAGTTCGTCCGGTCGCAGGGGAAAAGTCCGGCGGACGTGGAGGCATGGCCCGGCCTGGAGAAGTGCGGCCTGTGCCGCGCCGCAAGCCGATGCATGGCCTCGAAGCACGTCGGCGACATCGCGGCCAGCCCGGAAGCCTACCTCGCGGAGACCATCGCGTTGCAGGCGAATCTGGACGCCCGGTATGAGGCTTTGAAGGGGCAGGTCAAGCAGTCTGGCAAGGACATCGTTTTGAGCAACGGGGATTCGTTCGGGTTCAACAAACCGAAGACGACCCGGAAGCCAACAGCGGCGGTTTACTCCACCAAGGGCAGCAGCGAGGAAGCGGAATAAATGGC